AGGGACAAGCTGCTAGAGAACGAAGAAATACCTTTTATGCCAATAACAATGGTAAGAGCTATTCCTATGCCGTATCGTTTCTTTGGATTAAGTTTTTACGATCTTATTGCTGACATACAAGCAGTTAGTTCGACAATTTTACGAAATACACTTGATAATATGTATTTCCAAAACCACGCAAGAACACTTGTCGTGGATGGTCAAGCAAATTTAGATGATTTATTAACTTCACGAGCAGGTGGAGTTGTAAGAGTTAAGTCACCAAATGCAGTAACACCAATGCAAACACCAAACTTCTTAAATGAAGGTTTGGCTATGATGAAAAAGATTGATGAAATTAAAGAATCAAGAACTGGTGTAGCAAAACAGCAAATGGGATTAAATGCCGATACAATAAACAAATCACACACAACCGCAACGTCAACAAATCAAATGATGATGGCACAAACACAACGTATTGAGTTGATTGCAAGAAACTTTGCTGAAGGTGTAAAAGATATTTTCAGATGTATTTTTGCCGTTGTTTGTGAATACCAAGATAGTGAAAGATTAGTAAAAATAAATAATGATTTTATTCCAATGAATCCTCGTGATTGGTTTAATCGTTATGATGTAACCGTACAAGTAGGACTTGGAACTGGTAATCAGGATCAACGATTAAATGTTTTAGCACGAGTTTTAGCGGTGCAAGAAAAGATGATTGCACAAGGCGGTTTGAACATGGTGAGTCCACAAAATATATACAATACTCTTGAACAATATTTACAAAACTCAGGTTATAAAGATGCTTCACCATTTTTCAATAATCCTGCTACTGTTCCACCACAACCAAGACAACCTAGAGTTGATCCAGCATTGCAGGTGGCACAGCAGGATATTCAGTTAAGACAACAAAAAGCTGCTGCTGAATTAGATTTAGCAAACAAAAAATTACAAGTTGATTCAACCATCAAAGCAAAGAAATTAGATTTAGAAGAACAAAAACTCGCAACACAAGTTGTGAAAGACACAGATAATTTAGATATGGAAAAAGAAAAACTCGCAAGTAAGATTGTGCAGCAAGGATTAAATTAATGGTTACATTCAATCCTTTTATGCAATCAGCTACGGCACAAGATATTATTAGTAATTATATTAATAAGCCGTATGAAAAACCACCTGCGATTAATCCTATATTTGATTTACGAGAACCTGGACAAGAGTTTCCTCCTCTTAATCCACCAATACAAACTGATCCAGTTGTTGATCCTTGTCCTCCCGGATATCAATTGATTGACGGTATATGTCAGCCAATAGATCAATTTGGTGGTGATATGCCAAATGAAACAACAGGTGGTGATAACGAAAATATAGATACACGATCAGAGAGTAGAAAACTATTTGATGATATGAAAAATGATCCAACAAATATGTTTGGTGCAACAAGATTTTTAAACAAATATCAAATTGGTGAAGATGAATTTGGAAATCCAATATTTTCTTTTGATGAAAAAGTTGGCAGACCATTTGGATCATTTGGATTAATTGATATGTTGTTCGGAGGTGCTGATAACAGACAAAAAAAATACGATCAAGCTATTGAAACAATTTTAGGTCAAACAAGTAACTTCGGACAAAATAATCCATTAGCATTTGGCAGACAAAGTGGAGATATATTTACGATGTATAACCCTGAACAATATTTACAAAATGTTCAAGATGTTGCTGTACAAAAAGTAAATGATCAAGATGTTACTGTTGGTGATATGATTGGAAGTTTAAATACAGGAAAAGCTTCACAAGTACAAAGTCAAGGCACAGAGCCAGTAGATATAAGAGGTAGTTCACTTGTAATTCAAGATGATGGTGGTGCAAGAAGGAGAGATGATACTGCTTATGAATCTGCTGTCGCTAAAAATATTGCAAGAAATATTGGTAATACAGGATCATCAGGATTTAGCACTACACTAGGCGGATTTACAAGAGGAAGATGACACCAGATCAAGAAAGACAACGAACTGAATTAGCAAAAAGTATTTTAGATAATCCTGTATTTCAGGATGCAATTAAACAAATAAAACAAGAATTATATGGTGAGTTTCTCAATTCACCTGCACGAGATTCCGAAGGTAGAGAAAAAATTTATCTCATGGGTAAAATGTTTGATCTACTTTTAGTGAACATCAAGTCTGTGATGGAAACAGGCAAACTAAATAAAAAATAATAGGAGTTTTTATGACAGACAATCCGCAAGCGGAATCTGTATCTAAACCAACCAATTCGATACAGGAAACACAAGAGGCATTCGCCAACCTTATTAATACTGCAAGGAGCGAACAGCCAAAACCAGAAGTAAAAGAAACTGAACAAGTCAACCTGGAAGCAGATAATGAATTGTCAGTAGATGATATTTCTGATGAAAATTTAGTTGATAACGAAGAAACCACTACGGAAAACGAACAAGAACTATTTGATATTACCATCAATGGTAAAACTCAAAAAGTCAACTTAGATGAGTTGAAGGAAGGTTACTCTAAAGGATCGGACTATACCAGAAAGACGATGGAACTTAGTGAACAACGAAAAATATTAGATTCAGAGTTAGACACTATTTCTAAAGACAAAGAAGCAGTAAAAAAAATGCGTGATGATTACATGAATAAGCTTCAAGTAGTCGAGCAAAATTTACAAACAGAAGATAATATTGATTGGGTTGCTTTAGCTCAATCAGATCCTACAGACTATGCTGTTAAGAAAGCTGAATTTGATCGCAAAAAAGAATTGCAACAACAAATACAGCAAGAGAAACAGAAGTTAGCACAGGAACAACGAAAAGAACAGGAACAGATTTATCAAAATCATATCCAAAGTGAACGAGGAAAGCTTATTGAACTAATGCCGATATTCGGTGATGAACAAAAAGCTCCAAAGTTGATGAAGGATATTGGTGAATTTGCCATGAAGCAAGGTTACACAGAGCAGGAAGTCAACATGGTTGTTGATCACCGAGCAGTAAAGACTTTGCATGATGCAATGAAATACAATCAACTTTTAGAAAAAAAGGGATTGCGTGATAAAAAAATAAAACCTGTTAATCGTGTTGTATCTTCGGAAGGTAAAAACAATACTCGATCTCCTGATAAGCAAATGCGTGTGAATGATCGCATGAAACAATTGAAAAAATCAGGTAATGTGAAAGATGCACAAAAGGTGTTGTCTGCCATGTTATCAAACAATTAATCGGAGGTTACGATGGCTCAACCGAGCAACACATTTGACACCTATGATGCTGTAGGTATAAGAGAAGATTTAGCGGATGTAATTTATAATATTTCTCCCACTGAAACGCCTTTTATGACGAATGCCGCAAAGGGTCAAGCTACCAATACTTTACATGAATGGCAGACAGACGGATTAAGAGCTGCTGCAAACAACTTTCAAATAGAAGGTGATGATTACGGAGGAACGGCAATCATTCCTACGGATAGACTAAATAATAGAACACAAATATCAGCAGAAGCAATTATCATATCTGGTACAGATAGATCAGTTGACAATGCAGGTAGAGGTGATGAACTTGCTTATCAATTAGCGAAAGTCGGCAAATCTTTAAAAAGAGATATGGAAGTCGGCATGGTCGGAGTTGAACAAGCAAAAGTAACAGGATCAAGTTCGGCTGCAAGAAAATCTGCATCTGTCGGAACATGGTATGGCGGTAAAATCGCAGGTACAGGTTCAGGTGGAACAAATGCTTTAAACTTTTCTACAAATGGATCACCATCAGCTTCCCCTGCTGGAACTGGTGCAACTGCTATTAACGGTGGTTCAGGTCGAACATATACAGAAGCTTTACTAAAAGCTGGTTTACAAAAATCATACGAGTTAGGTGGAAACCCTGACACCGTATTGATGAGTCCTGGTAATAAAGTAATAGCTTCAGGTTTTTCAGGAGTCGCTACACAATACAAAAACGCAGACGATATGACAGTTATCGGTGCTGTTGATGTATATGTATCAGACTTTGGAGAAGTGAGTTTTATTCCTGATAGACACTCAATGGATTCACGAGTTGATATTCTACAAATGGACACTTGGGAAGTTGCATTCCTAAGACCGTTTGAAACACAAGAATTATCAAAAACAGGTGATAACGATAAAAGATTGTTATTAGCTGAGTGGACTCTTGTATGTCGTTCACCAAACGCAAACTACGGTATATTTAACTTAAACACATAATGTGTTGATTAGGAGCAGGTTTTTACCTGCTCCTTTTTTCTACAAGGTAAATTTATGAAAAACAAAATGAGCATTGCTGATAAAAGACAAAAAAGAATTGCAGAAGATACAATAAAAAATCCTATGAAATATTTATTAGGTGGTATGGATTCTATTGAAGCTGAAGCAATTTTAAGAGGTAAGTTTAATTACAGTAATGATGCAATAAACAAACTTAAAATAGGAAGAAAATAATGTCAGAAGTTTTTAAACCAGGTATTAAAAAATATTCTATGCCAAAAACAATGAAGATGCACAACAGAGATCAAAACAATATGACTATCTCACGAGGTAGTGGTAAAGTTCAAAGCAAAACGACTTCTGGTGGTGATCGTATGTATAAGATTGGTTACAGAAGAACAGAAAATCCAGGATTATCAATGCAAGATAGTGTTGATAAAATGATTGCAGCAGCAGTAAAAGGTGTATGACCAAAAAAATAGATTTTACTGGTAATGAAAAATCACCAGTTAAAACAAAAATGCACATTGATAGTGGTGAAGGAAAATATCACATTGAAAACTATCAAGATGTTTCACGCATATTAGAAAGAAATAAAATAGAAAGAAATGCAGGTGCATACAAAGTACAAGGTATGCAAGATGCAAAAATGTATAAGGTTGCATCACTACCTTTAATAGTCGTACAACAATTAGCAAAAGATGGGATTATGACAATGAGTGGTCAATTACAAGATCGTAAAAGATTTTTTAAATGGCTAAATGATCCTGATAATGAAAAATTTAAAATTTATCCGAAGAAAGTATAATGGCACTTGATACATACGATAATTTAAAATCAGAGATTGCAAGTTTCTTGAATAGAGATGATCTAACAGCA